TTTTTTTAAACTTAAAAATTAAAAACGCCGCTGCTAAAGTATACAATAAAGCCATTGCAAAAAACCCGGCAATCAAACCCGCAGTTGCACCAAACGCAGCGGTACCGGCAACCGCTCCTCCAAATAACGACCAATAATTAGTTGCGTTTGCCGTAAAATTTACAATAAGATAAGCAACAAGTATAACCGCAAAATTATTCCATAAAAAGGCTAAAAAATGATAAATTATCAAAACAGGTAACCCAATTAATTGTATTACTTGTAATATTATTGAAAATATAAAAAAGAATAAATCAAAATTTCTAAATCCTTCATTAACCGGGAATTTATTAATAGTGGAAGCACATTCATTACTATCAATTTCTTTAATACCAATAAATCTACCTTTAGCACCATTTTTAAATTCATCAATAAAACCTGAGACAGTATAAACTTTATTAAACTCAAACTGATAAAAAGTATCCTCACAATTTATTTTTTGATTTAAAATATTGTTTTTCAACTCTACAGTAGAAAACCCTTCTGTATATCCTGACCAATCAAGTCCAAAATAATATGAACTTTTTTGTCTCTGTTTATTTTGAGCACTAGCGTTTGAACTAGTAGGGTCACCATTATCCGATGACCACCCATATTCTTTGACATTTGGAACTAAGAAATAAGCACGTCTTGTTTGTTCTGACAAACTAGGAGACTGAGACCACTTAACTTTAAATCTATATTTTCCTTTAGTTGGAATACCTACTGCAGGGTCATTTGAAATTACTTTTTCACCAAATTCATTGGTAATAAAATAATCCAAATTCATTGGTAATTCGGTTAACCAAACCCCATTACCATCAATAATATTACCTGACTTTTCTAATTGGAATAGTTCAAGTATTGGATTACCGTCTGCATCATAATTAATTGTTTGTCGTATTGCTAAAATAGACCCGGGACCCGCAGCCAATTCACATAAATTACCCATATCGTCCTTTGGCTTGGCATTTCGTCTAAGTCTCTGTGAATCAGCAGTTGAGTAAATAGACCCCATGAATACCGAAGTTGGTTGTATGTCTATATTGGCATCATCTCTAAGGTCAAAGTCAACACGGTTAACCGCAATTTGGCATATTTCAGGGTCACCCCATAATGGCGCAACCGATAAAGTTCTTGTTAAACTTACAATTTGTGGTAATGACGATAAATCATTTGAGGTTTTAAAACGGTTACCGGCAACTTGACCTTCAGTTGCTAATCCCATTCTAATTAAATCCTGAGGAGTTAAAGAAAATTCCCCAATATCTGATAAGTCAACATCCATTACTAAAGTTTGCGACCCTAATGGAACCCCCATTATCATATAGTCACCACTCTCGTTTGTTTTTGTTGTGTATTTGTAGTATTTGTCGTAAATTTCAACCGCAATTCCATCGGTTAACGCATCATCTCTTGTAGGTAAAGTACCTGTTGCTGCGTGAGCAGAATATGACTTTTCATAAGGTAAAAGATTATACCTAAAACCATCTTCATTTTTATCAGTTGGAGATTTATAAGGGTAGATACTTGATATCAGTGGATTAGATTCATCAACCGATGATATTGGGATAAACACTGATACTCGGGCATTTGGAATACCAAAACCATTATTTGCAGTAACCCTTCCAACAACAACACCGTATTCTGAACAACTTCTACTATAAACGTCAGTTTGTTGTATTTTTAACGATAAGATTTCTAAGAACTCAAAATCTTGGTCTAACTGAACATTAATTGTTTTGTTAATACCTAATTCGGTTCTAATTCTATATGACTGACCCATTCAATTCCTTTAATTTATAAATAGTTTATGTGTGATTTTTCAAATTAACACACACCATATTTAATTATAAACTAGTTAAGCCAGAAATAAACCTGTTAAGAGAAGGTAACTGATTGGAAATTTTTAACAGACACTCTAATATCTTTGTTAGGATATCTAACTTGGTACACTTGGGATGGTTGTGCAAAAATTGTATCATCAACAGTTGCAATTTCTTTAGTTTCAGCATCCGAATATTCCATAGATGTTTCGGCAGATGAATATTGACCTCCAACATTATTATAAACGTTTAATCCCGCAACGGTTAATACACCATTTTGATTCTGAACAATACTTTTTAATTCAGATAAATAAACATTTTGACCTAACTCTCTTGTTTGAGGATTGAAGTAAGTTGAAATTCTGTCAACAACATCCGAAATAACTTGTCCTGAATTTTGAGCAGAATCTAAAACAATCTGAACATCAATACTCAAGTCAATTACTTCAGCCGTTAATATTGAAATATAATCATTCATCATTCTATAGTTTGATAGATAATTTGCAACATTCTGTCTTAAAGTATCCGACACAATACTTGTTAATTTTCCTGATGTATCATAAGATAATAATTGAATTAATATCTTATTATTATTTTCCGTAATTGAAACTTTCGCAGGTGCTCCAAACTCAGCCGGCATATTTCTAATAATTGATTCATAATCTTGAACCGTAACCGCTCTTTTTTGAGCCGAGAAGTTAAACGATACATAGTTTCTAATCTCTTCTAATGACGGTACTCCAGAACCCCCAATAGCTGCAGTCACGTTGTTACATCTTAATGAATTAACCACGGATGAGTTTGTTGTTTCAGATGGTCCGTTTACAAAGAAGTTTACAGTACCAATTTGATTAATAACATTTGTCCCTAAATTTGTTGCCAATCCACCACCAACTCGATATTGAATGAATAGTGTTGAGTTAGGAGTTAACGCAGACCCTAATGAGAAATTGTTTGAATATCTTTGTAAATCAATTGTTGCACCAACTGTTGTAAATTGGTCTAATGAATCTTGAGCGGTATTTGTACCACCACCAAATGTCATTTTTTTAAATCCTTCTGGGGTATATTCCGTTATAAATCTATTAGATGTTTGGATATACTTTCCAACCTTAATACCCGGTTGGTCTGATACTTTTGTTGGGTCTTCGATGAATACTCGGTCTTCCGCAAGTGCGTCAACCTCATACCATTTATTAGATGCCCCTAAAAATTCCGCAGTAGATGGAACATTGGTATATTCGGTACCACTTTTCAGTAATACACTTGTAATACCTAACACATTTTTTTCAGGTAAGAATAATTCAAAGAATGGTTTAACATCATTTGGAGTAATAACTCTTTTGAATACTTTGGTAATACCATTAACAACTAATTCTCTTTTAGTGATTGTATAGTTAATTAAGACATTATTGGCATTGAAGTTAGGTATTTTTAATCTATTAGGGAATCCTTGTGCATTATATGGTGAAGTAAAATCAACATCATAAATGTTTTCAAACACAATACCCGCACCAACTACTTGAGACCCTCTTGTTAACACCCCTAAATATCTTTCATCTTCTTTGTCCCCAAACGCAGGAACCGTTATTGAAAAATCAACCAAAGACACCGATGGTCTTTGTCCCGGTAATTTTAAACCATAAGTTCTTGCGATATTATAGATAGACGACCTTTGTTGAGCATATTGTAAAACGGTCTCTTGAATACTTCTATCTATATGGTAGTGTAAGTTATCCGCAACCGCAGCGTTCAAGTCTAAGAACACAGAGAACACAGAAGCGTCGTTGAAGTCCTGTATTAATTCAGGGTAGTAAGTTCTTACATAGTTTAATAACTCAGTTCTTATTCCCTGATAATCTCTTGTAGTATATGATATATTACGATTTGCCATACAATATTAAATATTAATGATAACGAAATCACTCGGTCCGAAAGTACTCTTATCGGTTGAGTAATCTATTTTTATTTTTGCGGTATATTCTGAAGTCCCTTTACCCGGAAACCGATAAACAGATGACTCACTACTTCCCACCGTTGCGGTGCCCATAGCCAAATCAACTTCTTCTTGAGGGTCAGCCGGTGATATAGTAATTTGATTTAATAATAAATTCGGCATAAATGTACCAACAGCTTCCCTAATATCAGATTCAATTGCGTCAAAAGTTAACCCATCAAATGGTTCAAATAAAAACTCATAAAGTCTTGTCCCAAATGTTGGTAAATAATATCTTGAACCTTTTCGAGTCAAAAGTAAGTGAATTAAATCCGCCTTAATTTCTTGTGATTCTAATTCTGTAAGTTGTAGATAGTCACCTCTTACCGAATCCCTAAAAGGAAAATTAATACCATATGTTGTTCCGTTTGCCATATCTATAATTATAGTGTTATGATTATTTCTTATAAATACCTAAAAATAAAAAATCCCGACATTGCCGGGATTAATATAATTATCGGTAATTTTATTATGAACCACATCCAAAACATTCAAATTCTGAATCTGTTGGTTTTACTGTAGGTTCAACAAGATTCACTTTTGGTTTCTCTTGTTTAACTGTTGATTGATTAACTTTCGAAATATCCACCGCTAAGTGTTTTGCTCCGGTTGATATTGCTTTAGTCCTAACATAATAACAAAGAGTTTTTAATCCTTTACCCCATGAATGGAAGTGTGATGATGAAATTTTTGATAATGTTGGTTCTGACATATAGATATTCATTGATTGTGATTGGTCAATAAATGGTGCTCTGTCAGCCGCCATATCAATAAGTTCTCTTTGAGATATTTCCCAAATTGTTTTGTATTTTGGAATTAAATGTTCAATTCTTTTAACTTTCTTGTTGTAATTTTTGTCTTCTTGGTCAAGATAATTATTAAAGTTAATGTTTTGAACCGAACCTTCATTCATAATGATTTCATTTTTCAAATCTTCAGACCAAATACCAATTTTTTCAAAATCATTAATTAAGTATTTGTTAACAATTAAGATTTCCCCTCCAACCACACGACGATTAAATAAAGCCGAGTGAGCCGGTTCTGTCATTTCAAATGAACCTGTAATCTTAGCTGAAGACGCAACTGGCATCTGAGCCGTGAATAACGAGTTACAAACCCCGTGGTTGGACACTTCTAATTTAAGTGAATCCCAATCCCACATTCTACCTAATCCTTCATAATCTAATCCCCACATATCAAATTGAAAAATTCCTTTTGACATTGGTGAACCATTAAAAAATTCGTATGGTTTGTATTCACCTGATTTACATAATTCCATACTCTCGGTGATTGCCGCGAAGTAGATAGTTTCAAAGATTTGTTTATTAAGTTTTTTTGCCTCTTCAGTTGTGAAGATATAATCCATTAAAAAGAATACGTCAGCAAGACCTTGTGTTCCAATAGCAATTGCTCTTTGTTCTAAACCACCTTTTCTACCTTGTTCAGTTGAGTAACTATTAATATCAACAACTTTGTTAAGTGCTCTCACAACTTTTCTAACTTCACTGTAAAGTAATTTAAAATCAAACTCACCTTTAATGATAAAGTTTTTTAATACCATTGATGATAATGTACAGATTGCTGTGGTGTTCTCATCAGTATATTGGTAAATCTCATTACATAAGTTAGATTGTTTAATAACCCCAATGTTTTGATGATTTGTTTTTCTATTAGCGCTATCCTTAGAACATAAATAAGGAACTCCCGTTTCAACTTGAGATTCAATAATTTTGTTCCAAATTGTTTGAGCTTTAACTTTCTTACCTAAACCAAGTTCAACGGCTTTGTTATAATTCGATTCATACTCATCACCATAAGTTTCTTGTAATGGTTTAATTCCCGCCTTTTTAATATCATTAGGACAGAACAAATACCAATCATCGTTGTTCTTAACCGCATTCATAAAGTTGTCCGGTAACCAAATTGAAGTAAATAAATCTTTTGCTCTCAACTCTTCGGCCCCCGTATTCTTTTTGATTTCAAGTAAGTCAATAATGTCTTTATGCCAAGGTTCAATGTAGATAGCAGCACTACCCGGTCTTCTTCCTTGTTGATTAAAGAACCTTAATCCTTCATTAACAATTTTTAAGTATTTTAGTAAACCACCAGCAAATCCACCTGATGAATTAATACGACTCTCTTTACTACGAATGTTTGACATACATAATCCAATACCCGCAGCATCAGATGAATAAGTTGAAATATCATTGAATGTTTGTAATAAACCTTCTCTTGAATCCCCGTTATTGTATTTCAATACACAAGATGCTAATTGAGGTGTCTTAGTTCCCGCATTAATCATAATTGGTGTTGCAGGAGAAATAAGTTGATTTGACAATGATTGGTAATACTCAACCGCTTGTTCAAATGATTTAGTAACCCATAGAGCAACTCTCATATACATATGTTGAGGTCTTTCAATTACTTTACCTTCAGGATTTTTTAACAAATACATTTCTTGTAATGATTTCCACGCAAAATAATCAAAATTGTAATCATTCTCGTGGTTTATTACAGAATCAATATTTTCAGGACCATAAAGTTCAATAGTTTCCATTAACTTATCATTAATGATACCATCAACGTGTAAGGTGTGCATTGTGTTACAAAAACTTTCGTCAGTTTCTTTATGATACGCTGAAATAGCAACAGATGACGCTAGTCTTGAATAATCGTGATGACTACCTGTATAAGACGCAGCGATTTCGTATACTAATTTATCTAACTCTTTAGTTGTAATAAACCCTTCAGTTGGTACTGAAGTAATTACTTTAATAAAAATCTCGTCTGAATTAACATTTAACCCTTTGGCCGCTCGTTTAACTCTATTGTAAATTTTTTGAGGGTTAAATGAAACTTCATCTCCCCCTCTTTTTTTAATCTTTAATGACATCATATGTTTTTAATTAGAACTCATCTGTGAATGTTAACGACTCACCTAATTTAGCTTTTTGGTACTCCATAGTTCTTGATTCAAAAAAGTTACCTTTTGTTTCAACAGCAATTTGTTCCATAAATTTAAATGGTTGGTCAACATTAAAATGTTTTTTACAACCAAATTTAACCAATAACCCATCAGTTACAAATTCCAAATATTGTTTCATCAAATTTGAATTCATACCGATTAAAGATACAGGTAAAGACTCTGTAATAAACTCTTTTTCAATCTCTAATGCAGATAATAATATTTCTTTAATTCTTTTCTCACTTGGTTTGTTTTCAACATGATTATTAATCAAATGAATAGCAAAATCACAATGTAAGTTCTCATCTTTAAAGATTAATGAGTTAGCATTACATAATCCTTGCATAATTCCTCTTGATTTCATCCAAAAGATTGAACAGAATGAACCTGAGAAGAATATACCTTCAACTGCCGCGAATGCAACTAATCTTTCTTGGAATGAAGCATTCTCAATCCAATCAAGAGCCCATTTAGCTTTCTTTTGAACTGCCGGTAATCGGTCAATTGCGTGGAAACATTCGTCTTTTTCTTTATCATCAGACACATAAGTGTCAATTAATAATGAATACATTAACGAGTGGATGTTCTCCATCATAATTTGGAATCCGTAAAAGAACTTCGCTTCAGCGTACTGAACCTCTTTTAAGAAATTCTCGGCTAAGTTCTCATTTACAATACCATCAGACGCAGCAAAAAACGCCAATATATTTTTAAGGAAGTATCTCTCATTATCAGATAGATTTTCCCAATCTCTAATATCGTTAGATAAATCCACTTCTTCCGCGGTCCAAAACGCCGCTTGATGTTGTTTATAAAATTCCCATATATCATTATGTTCGATAGGGAATATGACAAATCTGTCATTATTTGGTTCTAAAATTTTTTCCTTCATGTTTTAAATTAAATTTGTTGTTGACTCTGTTCTCTTTGTTTTCTTTTTTCTAATAGTTCTTTAACCCTATCTCTTTTTCTATCTTCTTGTTGTTCCTCGAATCCTAAGAATGTTACTGAACTTTCAGTATCAATCTCAAGTAATTCATTATTGAATTTACAATTCTCAAAAACAACCCCATCCTGACCTAAACGACTTTTAGTAATCGCAATAGTTGCAAGACCCATTTCTTTTTGTTGTAATGTTTTAGCCACGGAAATAATTACGTGACCAACTTGTGCCTTTTTAATTGACCCACCCATCTGGTCTGTAGTTACAACTTCTGATGAAATTGAAGCTCTGTTACCTTGTGTTGCCGTCCAACCAACTAAATCAAGTTCATGACACATCGCCTCAAACCCTCTCATTACAGACCCTTCAGCTTTCCATTCATCTTTACTACTTGATTCCGGTAATACACAATCAATATAGTCTAATAAAACCATATCAAGTTTAACACCATCCGCAATCATCTTTCTAACCTGATTCTTAATTTGACTCATAGTCATCGTGTCCGATGCTAACTTTTTCAAAACCAATCGATTTTGCATTGTCTCTTTAATTTCAGTAATTTTACTCATTACCTCTTCTTTATTTTGAACCAAATTATCCGGTTCAATACCAGTCCACATTGTGAAGTGTTTTCTTTGAATAATCTTTGGATTATCCTCAAAAAATATTTGAAGAACATTGTACCCAAGATTAAACGCGGTATTTGAAATTTTAGATAAGATAGTTGTTTTACCAACACCGGTTGGTGCTAATATTACTCCAATTTCACCTTTAGCTAATCCACCTTTAAGTAATTTATCAATCCCCTTAATTCCCATTGGAATTGGGTGACGATAGTCCTCATCAAGTACGGTGTCTAAATTAGCGAAGATATCCGTTTGACCTTTATCTATCTCCCCAACCTGTAACGCCTCTCTTACAAGTCCTTCTACCTTATCGTAAGATTCGAAATCCCCTTGAGTAATAATCTTTTGAGCTTTGTCCATCGCCTTTTGAAGTTCTTGTTGTTTACAGAACTTCAAGGCCTTCTCCTGAACGAAAGTGGTTCCTTCAAATGGAGCCTCTTTAACTTGAGTTAATGTGTCCAAAACAATCTTGGCAACCATCTCTTGGGAGATTTCAGACTTAACTATCTGCTCAAGAGTATCGAAATTAGGAGTAGATTCATATTTCTTGTGATACTCCTTTGTCATCTGTAAAATGATTTTAAAGTACTTGTTGTCGAAATAGATTGGCTCAATAACATCCATAATTGAAGATGAAAAGTCCTTATCTAATATAATCTGATTCAGTAATTGTAATTGAAATGTGTTCCCTAAATAATCGAAATTTTTGTTCATAAATTGTTTTAAAAGTTACCCTTGTATTATTAAATACTTACTTACTTAAGTCAAGTTCCAAATAATTGTAACTTAATTTTTTATCTGAAAAAATGTCAGTCAATCCTCGAAGAGTTTCCTTCAGGAAAGGTCTTACATCGACAGTATAACGAACTTTTGGCGGATAAAATTTTCCATCAAAAATTCTATGACAAATTGTCTGTTCCCCTAATTTGATAATAATGTTAAACATTTCAGGTCCATCAGTGAACGATGTGTCCATAATACTTGGGTCGTGAATGATAGAATCTTTATTGTCCATCATATAGACTAAAGTCTTCATTTTCAAGTATTCTTGAAGTTCTTCTTTGAATTCTGCAAGGAATTCATATAGTTCAACCGAACTTTTTGCTTTTGGGTTGAACCCTCTTACGTTAAAGAATCTTTGGACTACGATGTTATCGTTTAATGTCAATAAAAATTCCATCTTAGTGCTTTCTTGCTCTCTCATAAATTTAATTTTTGTTTGTGTTTCGTTTTTCTTTTCTTGTTAATTTCATGAATGGTCTTAGGAAGTTTACCCAAGCTTCATCGTTTTTTGGAAGATATTTGAAGAGTCCGTCCTCCATCATCATCCTCATTAAGTTTTTGTATCCCCTATCAGTAGGGTCAATCGTGTCTGTGATAATTTGGTCAACTAATTCTTTTCCATCGTCTGTTATTAAAGGGTTAGATAAATTAACTATTTTTTCGTTTGTAGTATAAAACTCTTCACCAATTATACCATTTTTTGTTTTACCAGTCAAAATATTTTCCAATACTTTTGATTTCTTTTCTTGCATGAGAATCCCGGCATTAACTCGTATTTCGTTAATAGTGCATGGTTTAACCAGCATATCCGGGAATAATTTAACCAAAGTTTTTTCACCTAAACCTTCAATTCCACTAATATTATCTGAACTATCTCCGGTGAGAATCTTACAAAGTAATACATTATAATGTGGTATCTGAACTTTATTTATGGTAATCATATCACCCTGTTTAAAGTATTGTTTTGCGTTTGGCGAGTAAATGGTTACCTTATCCGAAATAAGTTGTGTAAGGTCTTTATCTGATGAAAAAATGGTAATCTCTTCATTAGTTGCTCTCAGACAATAATAAGCAATCAAGTCATCCGCCTCATTATTAATCATCTCAACTTGTCTAACAAAGACTTCCTCAAGATATTCTTTAATACGAGCGTTTTGTTGTAGATATGATTCGTACTTAAACTCATTCATATCTTGTTTTCTATTTCCTTTATATTGTGGATAAAGTTCTTTCCGAGTGGATGAACTATGTTCGGCATCCCAGAACACAACTACCTTATCGTAGTTATGTTCCTCAAGGAATTTCCGAATTGTATTTATAAAGTGGTAAATAGCCCCTAAGTGACTTCCGTCACTATAGAGGTCTTTTACTCCGTGGAATCCAATCTTCATTAAGTTGGACCCATCTACTAATAATGTTTTAATCACATTGGTGATTTAGAGGTGAATAATATTTTAAAATTCTCTTTCTTCTTTTTCTTCTTTTAGGTCGAAGTCACCATCAGTTCCGATGATATCCTTCCAATATTCTGCGTATTCTTTTTTATATTTTTCAATATTAGTTTTTTCTTCCGCACTATCTTTACCCGCAATGAATCCGTGTGGTGTTACAATAATTTTTCCATCATCATAACCTAATCCGTTGATGTGATTCTTCATTACCGAAACTTTTGTTCTTGAAGCAAACTTAATAGTTCGTTTATCTTTAGTTGCAGTAATCTTAGTTGTTCCAGCGCCTTTTTGGTTACCAAATAAATAAACCAATGATGAGTTTAACCAAATCGCCTCTCCACCTTTAGCTTTAATCTTCGGTTGTCCAAAAGGATTATCCGGTAATTCAACCCATGGTTGATTAACAATAATCAAAGTGTTTTCGTATTTTGAATCAGACTTACGAGAACCCGAAATTCTTTGGTTAATACCCATTCCAATCTTATCTGCTAATGCGGATGCATTGTGTTGTTTACCACCTTTACCTTCATAAGTCATTTTACAAGGTACAGAACCTACTGAATCCCACATAAAACATAAACTATAATCTAAGTTTCCTTTTTCTTGTTCGTCTAATAAATTATTAATGTAATCAGTAATTTGTTCGATATAATTAAAGTTATTATTAAAGATGTAAAATCCATCCCAATCTAATTCACCTGTTTCTTCATCAACAACTTCCTGACAATCAAACCCCATTAACTTA